ATCGCTGCGCGTGATGAGGATTTGGGCGAAGTTGTTTTCCCGAATACAATCACATTTCCGGCCGGTAAATTTGAATTTACAAAAAATTACGATTTATATGACGCCAAAACGCAATTAGAATTGTTATTAACGTTATATCATTGTAGAATTTTTCAATCATTTGGTCGTTGGTATATTGTACAAAATTCAAATATTTTTGACCAAAACGTAAAAGATGATATTTTAACTTCAGTATCAAGCGGTACAGTTCCAACGGGAATTCGTGAAAGTATTACAAAACAAATCACAAATCAAAAAAGAGAGGTTTTAAAAACAACGATTTTTAATTCAACCGGTACGTCACAAACGGCGTTATACAATCAACAAGTTTTAAAAATAGCGCCAAAGAATTTAGTACCAATAAACAATGATTTGGTTCGCGAGTTTATACAACCGTTGGCGGAAAATAGACGTGAAGCGTCGTCGACGCAATTAAATTTTGCTAATTACAACAACAATCCAGGATTTGAATACGGCACATTTGGTTGGACCATAACCGGCACAAACGCCGCGTTGTCAACAACCGAAACAGTAAAGCAAGGTAAAAACACAATGCGAATTGCTGATTCAGTTTCAACGGGTTCGTTTGAAGTTATTTGTTTCCAAAACGACACAACATTGTCAAATTCTTATCCCGTCATTGGTTTAAGTCAAGAAAGTTTTTTAGACTCAATTGGTTCTGTTCCGCCGTCATTTTCCTTTTTAACTGATTTTGAAGATTTTATGGGGATTGAATTAAATATAGGATATTTTGTTGAAGCAAGTGCGTCAAAATCAACTGTGATCACAAATCAAGTTGACTTAAGATATAGGATTTATTTTGAAATTGACGCCGGTTCACCAACTTATTCAAATAGTTATTATGACGTCGACAATAAAACATGGTCAACATCAGTAAAAACAAATACAAAAGTTGTTAAAACGTTTAATTCGTGGCAAAACATAAAAGTTGATTTAAAAGGTTTAGATTTTATCGGCGCGCCACATTACGAAACACCAATAGGAAAATTAAAAGTTTTTATATTAAACCCTAATGTTCCGACATCATTCACCGATTATGAAGCAATTTATTTTGACAACGTGGCGTTTGAAAACAAACGTCCGGTCATTGCAACGTTTGATTCCGGACCGCCAAACGGATTTCCCGCAAATTTAATAATTAACACAAACGGCGATGACGTCGGGGATTTAAACAAAAGTTTTAAAGAGGTGGCGCGTCGTCAATCATCAATTGAAGTTTCAAATATTAAAAGTCAAAAAATACCTTACTTGTATAATGTTCGAACAGAGTTAACAAAATTCTTCTTTAATTCCGGCGGTAGTGGTTCAACATCGACCGGCTTCACTATTATGCCACAAGTTACCGGAATGAATTTTCCAAACCCCGAAACGTTTTATTGGTATCGTACGCGCGACAATTACAATGCGGGCGCCGGTTTGACTAATTTTTATAAATCTTTACACCGAATAAGTTCGCAAATCATAATGAATGATTTTCGCGATTTTGTATCGCAATATGAAGGTTCATTTCGTGAAACACAAACACGACCGTTGGCGCTGAATAATAGAATTTTATTTGATTGGCCGAACGTACTTTCAGAAGCGCAACCGGCAATCATTGACAAATTAAAATACAACGTTAAAAACGCTGAATTTAAAGTGACTTCACACATACCAAACGATGATGATGACGTTTCATTGAATTTTGTTGTGACAACCGAATAAAATATTTGCTTTGTTTGTCGGCCGTCGTATTTTCTTATGAATTGCGGCGGTTTTTTTGTAAATATTTTTTTTATTTGAAAATTATTTTTTATTTTTGTAGTCAATTATAAAAAAGAAAACAATGTTTGAAACCCAATTCAAGGCGGAAATGAAACGCCTTAATTTAAAACGTTATGACGTTTGCGAATTACTACAATGCACAATGCCAACGTTAAAGTCAAGACTACAAAATCCGGAATCATTTACAATTGGCGAGGTCATTATTTTGCAAAGCGCGGATTTTAATTTGTCACAATTTGAATTAAAAATAAACGATTAAATTTTAGAAAATGAAAACAATAAACATCAAAGGAAAAAATTACATTACAGTTAACGAGAGGTTAAAACACTTCAGAACCGAACCAACATTTGACGGTTGGCAAATCAACGAACAGTTGGTCCACATTGACGAAAAGGAAGGTATTTTTAAGGTCACAATTTGCGATACAAAAGGCGTTGAAATGGCGTCAGCGCATTCACAAGAATATCGCGACTCGTCCTATATAAATAAAACGTCGTTTGTTGAAAACGGTTTCACGTCAGCATTGGGCCGCGCATTGGGTTATTTAGGCATTGGCATTGACACGTCTATTGCGTCAGCTAATGAGGTTCAAAACGCAGTTAAAAACCAGGACAACGACAATAAAAAGTGGTTAACGGACGCGCAATTCAACGCGACGTTAAAGGCTACAAAAGAACAAGCGGAAAAGGTATTGGCCGGCTTTAAAATAAAAAAAGAATACCGAGAACAAATAATTAATAAATTTAATATCTAAAATCAAAAACAATGAGTTACGAACACAAAAACGGAAACGGAAGTTTATTCAAAAACACCAACAAGACAAGCGAAAACCAACCGGATTATTCGGGTTCAATTAAGTTGCAAGACGGCACGAATCAACAAATCGCTGCGTGGGTTAAGGACGGCGCAAAAGGCAAGTTCTTTTCAATTAAATTATCGGATCCATACGTTAAGCCGGAAACGGCACAAGTCGCCGAAACAAGCGACGATTTGCCATTTTAATCGACCAAATGACAAACAAAACGAAAAGCGGTTTCAGATATGAAGCCGTTTTTTTTATGTTAATGTTTTGTAAATTAAAAATATATTTTTAGTTTTACATAATTAATTTTAAAAATGAAAACAATGAATATGGAAACAATGTATTTTTTGTATTTGCGTATTGATGCAATGCAAAAGAAAATCGAAAAATTAGAAATGACTATTTCAGAATTAAACGGCCAATTTTTGGTTGACCGTAATGTTGACGCGAAAAAATTATTACAATGAAAGCACAATTTGATTCAAATGAAAAATATCATTCATCGCCTGGAATCAGCGCGTCGGGTTTAAAAGCAATATATAAAAAATCGGTATATCATTTTTTAAATCAAAAGCCGTTTGAATCGTCAGCGATGGCGTTGGGTACTGCGGTTCATTGCGCAATGTTAGAACCGGAAATGTATTATAAAGATTTTCACGTCATGCCGAAAATTGACCGCCGAACAAAAGCGGGAAAAGAACAATTCGCCATTGAACAAAAAAAGGCAGAGGGTAAAAAATTAGTTTCTTTTGATGACCATCAAAAAATTACTAAAATATTAGACAACTTTCGAAATCACGATTTGGCGCAACAATACTGCAAAGGTGAAATCGAGTTGTCACACTATTCAAAACACGAAGGTTTGGACGTGCGCGTTCGTCCCGATTGTTTGAACCGCGTCGAAAACTTTATTTCAGACGTTAAAACGTGCCAGGACAACGCACCAATGGCGTTTCGTCGTGACGTTTATAAATACGGCTATCATTTACAAGCGGCTTTTTATATGGATATGTGCGGCGTTGATTCCTTTAAATTTATAGCGGTTGAAACCAATTATCCGTTTTCGGTTGAGGTTTACACTTTAAGCGATGAAATGATTGAACAAGGTCGCAAAGCGTGGAAACGTGCGTTTGCCGATTGGAAAATATATTGTGACACCGGAATTGTTTCCGGTTATATTTGGAACGATTTTCACGATGACGGAAGTTTAATATTATAAAATAAAAAAAAATGAAATTAGAATATTTAGTAAAAAAAGTAAATAAACATTTTGAATGTGATATAAAAACAAACACCCGCGAACGTGATATTGTCATGGCGCGGGGTGCATTCTTTTGGCTTGCAAAACACGTCAGTAAAAAATCAGTTAAAAAAATCGGTGAAGCCGTCGGACGTGATCATGCGTCGGTTGTTTATGGTTTAAGAAATTTTAATGATTGGTTGAGGTTTGACGAATTTTTTAAGTCAGAGTTTCAAAGTTTAAAAATTCAAATTTTATCTGAATTTAAAACGGAAAAATTAACGCCGGAATCAATGTTGTACAAATACAATAATTTAGTTATTGAAAACGACATTTTAAGAAACGAAATAAAAAAATTAAAAAGAATATAAAATGCAAATAAAAATTAAAATTAAAGAAGTTAAAAAAGACCATTTCGAATTGTCATTTAAAACATACAAACACGAATTAAGTGGAACGTTTGAAAAGGCAGAACTACGAAACATTATTGAAACATTAGACAACGCAATAATATAATGGCGAACCCCTACGAAAAATATTTGGGCGGTGAGGATAAATTGCAACGGGCAATTATGAATTATTTAATAATGCAATACCCGGACGCGATATTTACGCACCCAATGAATGAGGGTAAACGAAGCAAGTTCGAACAGTACAAAATGAAATATTTGGGCGCGAAGCCTGGAATTCCCGATTTATTAATTTTTACACCAAACAACGTTTTTAGCGGTTTAGCGGTCGAATTAAAATATAAATATAACAAACCTACGGACAACCAAAAAAAGTGGCTTAAATGGCTTGAAAATTGCAATTGGGCCGTATATTGGACCAATGATTTCGACGATTGCGTTAATATCATTGACAAATACTTTAAAAATGAATTAATTAACCAACCAAAAAAATGAAATATCACACAATTTACTTTGACGCGGAAAACCAAAAAATCCGTTTCACACAATCAGCGCCGGAAAATTTAGCGGTTACTTATGACTATGTAGGTAAATCGACGCGTGTTGAATTTGATTTATTAATTGAATTACTATGGTACAAATACGAGGACGGCGAAATTCCTTTGGATCAGTTAAAAAAGATATTCGACGAACTGCGTTCCTTTTGTGACGACATAAAATATAATTTGATTTTATAAAAATAAATTTTTACTTTTGACAGAATGGAAAACAAAAACTACTACGCAATTATACCGGCGCCGGTGCGCTATTGTAAAGATTTAAAAGCAAACGAAAAATTAATGTATGGCGAATTGACCGCATTGTCAAACGACAAAGGGTTTTGTTTCGCGTCCAATGAATATTTTTCAAATCTTTATGACGTTTCAAAAACGAGCATTTCAAAGTGGATTTCTAATTTAGAAAAGAACGGTTTTATAAAAATCAAAATGATTTATGAACGTGGAACAAAGCAAATAAAACAACGTCAAATTTACATTGCACCCCTATTGAAGAAAACTTCAATACCTATTGAAGAAAACTTCAATACCCCTATTGAAGAAAAGTTAAAGGATATATATATACTAACTAATAATAATAATATAAATATTAATAATAGTACAAAATCGAAAAAGCGCCAATATTCAGAAAAAACAACAAAGGCGTTTTCGCATTTTGCAGGATTATTTCCTTTAAAATATAGACCTAAAACAGAGGCACAAAAAAATAAATGGTTGGATTGTTTGGATAAAATCGAACGTTTGGACGGCTACAATTTGCGCGAGGTTTACAATGTTTCAAAAGAATTAAGGAATGACGAATTTTGGCAAAACAATTTTTTATCAATTCTTAAATTAAGAAACACCGACAAAAACGGAATTAAATACATTGACCGTTTTATGGTTCAGCATAAGGCAAAACAAAAACCCGTTGGGTTTACTAAAATTAAAAACCTAATTGAATTTTTTGTGTATCGAAATCCGGCAAGCGGTCAAAAAGAAATTGGCGCCAAAACAAAAAAAGGTGATATTCATGAATTCCAAATTCGTGGTTTAATGATGACAAACGAGTTCCAAGAATTAAAACAATACGTTTTGAATGTTAAATAAAAAATATAACATACCGAAACAATTAAAAAACGACGTGTGGACGTTTTTAAACGAAAATAACATTGGAAATCGTTTTGAAGGTAACGGCAACAAAGAACAACAATTTGTTGGGTTAGTGGGCGAAATAATGGTCAAACGTTTATTTGGTTTTGATCACGAATTTAAAAAAGGGTTTGACGGTGGTTTTGATTTTCAGTATAAAGGATTTAAAATTGACGTCAAGACAATGGGCCGAAAAGTTGACGTTAAAGACTATTTTGTAAATAATTTTGTTGAACACCAAATAAAATATGATTGTGATATTTATATTTTTTGTTCATTAAACAAACTTAAAAATGAATTAACGATTTGCGGGTTTATAACTAAAAAAGAATTATTAAATGTTGGAACATTAGTCAAAAAAGGTTCAACAAGATATCGAAAAGACGGTTCGACATTTAAGTCAAGAACTGCAATGTTTGAAATAAAAAATACAGATTTAAAAAATATTGAAAAATTATTTTACTATATGCCAAAATATTAAAATAAATTTTTAATTTAGCCAATAGAAAACAAAAACATAATGAAAACATTTCACGATTTTAATATTGACGTCGGCAATAAGTCAACCGGAAAAATCAAAACACAATGTCCACAATGCAGCACAACGCGAAAAAACAAACGCGACAAATGTTTGTCCGTTGATATTGATAAGGGTTTATTCAATTGTCACAATTGCGGTTGGGCGGGGACAACAAAATTTGAAAAGAAAAAAGAATACATTCGACCGCAAAAAATAAAAGTTAATTTAACGGACCGCGTTGTAAAATGGTTTGCCAATAGAGGCATAACAGAACCAACACTTCAACATTGGAAAATAGGCGAATCATTGGAATATTTTCCACAAGTAAACGCCAAACGCCGCGCAATTAATTTTAATTATTACCGCGAAAACAATTTAGTGAATGTCAAATATCGTGACGGCCAAAAGAATTTTAAAATGGTTTCCGGCGCTGAATTAATATTTTACGGTTTAGACAATATTAAAACAATGGAAAAAATTTACATTGTTGAAGGTGAAATCGACGCGTTGTCACTTCATGAAGCGGGCATCTATTCAGTTTGCAGCGTTCCAAATGGCGCATCAAAAGGTAATCAACGTTTGGAATATTTAGACAATTGTTTTGAATACTTCAAAGACAAAACAGAAATAATACTTTGCACCGACAACGACAATCCGGGAATCGAACTTCGCAATGAATTGTCACGACGGTTTGGTGCGTATCGTTGCAAATACGTTGATTTTGGCGATTTTAAGGACGCTAACGAGATATTAACAACAAAAGGTGCCGAAGCGCTGCGAAACGTCATAAAAACGGCTAAAAACTTTCCGTTGGAAGGTGTATTGAATATCGAAAACATTTGGGATAATGTTTTAAACTATAACGAAAACGGCGTCAAAAACTATTCAATAGGTTTACCAAACGCCGATACATATTTTAAAATGGAGTTAGGCCAATGGTCCGTTGTCACCGGAATACCTAATTCGGGTAAATCCGACGTAATGGACCAAATATGCTGCAATTTAGCGACGCGGTACGATATGCGTTGCGCTATGTTTGCGCCGGAATCATTTCCATACGAAGGCCATATCAAACGCATTGCAAATAAATTAAACGAGGTTAATTGTAACAACGAACAACTAAATCAAACAAAAGATTTTATTCAAGACCATTTCTTTTGGGTTAAAATAGATTTAGAAAACCTAACGTTAAAAGGCATTTTAAACGCATTTAAAGAATTAGTATTTCAAAAAGGTATAAACGTTTGCGTGATTGATCCGTGGAATATGCTAGACCATTCAGCGCAAAAGGACCATTCATATATTGGGCGCGCATTGTCAGAAATAACACAATTTTGTCAACAGACAAACACACATTTGTTTTTAGTGGCTCACCCGCGCAAAATAGAATCTGAAAACGGTAAATATAAAAAACCGACATTGTATGACATTAGCGGTTCCGCTGATTTTTTCAATAAAGCATATAACGGTTTGATTGTTTATCGTTGTATTGGCGAACGCACAAAGTTTAAATCGGACGTTGTAAAAATATATGTTGAAAAGGTTAAGCGAAAAGAAAACGGACAATTAGGCGAATTCGATATCGCGCCGGATTTTACTAATGGCGGTATTTATAAAGACATTGACCTGGAAACAAAAAAATTTGAAGTAATAACAGACGATTTACCTTTTTAACTATGGCGAAAATACTCAATCCAACAGACGAACACCGGACCGCCGTACAATGGTGTTTAAAAAACGAAATAAAGGTTGCAGTTCATCCAACAATAAAAGGTTTGCGTGTGCAAATTGACGAACGCGGCAAAAAAACATTGTCACCGCAAACGTACAATAAGGTTGAGGCCAACAATAAGTGTTGGGAAATATATTTGTATATTTACAAAAAATATTTCAAGAAATGCGCATAAATTTTAACACTATTATTTACCCAATTTACGGTTGTTTAATCGGCATTAATTATTGGGATTCTAAAATGGATCACGTTGTCATTGAATCCCCTATTGAAGACCAAAACGAACATTGTTTGGAGTTACATTTTTTTATTTTTGGTATTTCTTTTATTTGGTATTCAGAAAAGTAAATGCGTAAAATTGTCAGCGTTAAGGAAATAAAACAAACGCCGAACAACCCGCGTTTAATCAAAGACGCAAAATTCAAAAAACTAATTAAGTCAATAAAAGAGTTTCCGCAAATGTTGGAAATTCGACCAATTGTTGTTGACGAAACAATGACAATACTAGGCGGCAATATGCGTTTGCGTGCGTGTATGGCTGCGGGTTTGTTTGAGGTTCCAATATATATTCAAAAGGGTTTAACAGAGGCGCAAAAGCGAGAATTCATAATCAAAGACAATTCGGGGTTCGGTGAATGGGATTGGGATATTTTGGCGAATGAATGGGACGCC